ATTTGCTGCGCCGTAGCGTAATTTTGCTGTGCGGCGTCGTTGATCCAGGGCGGCAGCTGCGTCGTTTGTTGCGTCTGGGTTTGCTGCGTGCCGGTCTGTCCGCCCATCTCTACATTTCCTTGTGGTAGAGGTAGCTGGTCGTCTTGATCTTCCAGCCATTGCGATCGGCGTCGCGGGCCCAGCCACGCCTCCCATACGCGGCGACCAGGTCTACGTTCATTCTGTTGGCAAACGCCAGGATCTCGCCGTGCAAAAGCCGGCAATCCTTGAGATCACCAATAGCCGCCACGATTTCCAGCAATCGTCTCCGCGGATAAACCGAGATCTGGGTCACGATCCACGAATTGTTGTGGACAAAGCTCTGCATTCGTCCGTCGCTGATGCGCTCAAGGATGTCGTGAAGCGCCCACAAGCCGCCCTGCGCGTCGAGGGCGCGCTGCAGCTTGCGGAAATAGAAGGCCTCGTTCACGGCTTGCCGCCTCCAAGCGGCACAGGTCTAGCGACAAACGATCCGTTGGTTTGAACCTCCAATAACCACACCGCGGGCGCTGTGCCTGGCGGCGCGTCATTGGCTTGCAATAGGATCCCCGGCAGCGCGGTATTGGCGTCGAGCTTGGCCGCGAAGCCGTGCCGGCACCAGAGCGAAAAGCTGCGCAAATAATTCGCCAGCTTGTCCGAAACTTTAGGATCATTCGGAAGCTCAGGCGGCGCTTGCGCAGCGGGCGGAGAGGGAACAGTCGCCATTAGCGATCTCCTCGAGGCACAGCGTCGATCAAATGCTGGCCCACCGTCACCGGAAGGACCGCGCCCGACGAGGCGACGCCGTTGATGATCATTCCCGGCGGAATCGCCAGGTCCATGCGCAGCCGGATATCCCGGCCGGTCGTGCGCATGTCGACGTAGCCGTCGCTCCGCACCGGCTTCGGAACGGATTGGAGCTCAGGCAAGCCAAGACTGCGGCTAGCACGGTAAAACAGCGAATAAAGGACGTTGCTAACTGCGCCCTGGATGTCTGGAAGAAGCTGTTTGACCGTAGTCAGCGTGCTTCCAGCCGTGAAGCCTACCAGGTAAGGACTGGTGTTCTTGCCGTAGCCAAAGACATTGAGATCGAAGGTTTCGATCCAGGGTAAGTCACAATCATTGTACTGGTTTCCATACTCGTGCTCGTACGAGACGGTCCCATTGGCCATGATCGTGTGCGCGGTGTAGCTCGCCGTCACGCCGGCCGAGCGCGCGCATTGCGCCTGGCCCCACCAGCCTTCTTTGTAATTATAGATGACAGCGCGCGTATTATAGCCGCTCGGATTAGTCTGCGGCCCCTGCGGGAAAAACCACCAGAATTCGTTAAAATTAGCCACATGCACCGCACAGGCTTGCTCACGCACATTGAGGAGGTCGATGTCCTCGTCGATCCAGGCGCGGGTCATGCACTGAACCGGTAGAATCGAGGTTCCGTCGAAGCTGTACGGACCCTGTTGCGAGAACCAAAGCACCATGCTTGAGGTCGTGACTACGCTCTGTGGACTCCACGGCGTGCAGGAGTCTCCAAGTTCGGTGAAATTGTAGACATACGGAATGCCTAAGTACCTGGAAACATAGCATTTTTTGCCGGTCCAGAAGATCGTGCCGTTGCGCGTCGGGCACGCCGTGATGATCGGATTCGCTGGCTCGATGTCGAGAAAGCCCGCTTGCGTCGTCGTGTCGGAGTAATTCCAGTTGGTGTAATCCTCCTGGTCGCACCAGGCGAAGCGGCGAAACGAGCCGCCGTCGTTCGCCGTGCCGTCGTTGTACGAGCCGAAAATCTGAACAAAGCGCTCCGGCGTAACGGCGAAGCAACGACCGTTCGGCACCACGCATGGCGGCGTCGTCACTTTTGGCGTCACCACTGTCGCCAATGTGCCTGGCGCAGCGGCTGGATCCCAGTGGAGAAGCCGTCCATCTGAGGAGGTCATCGCCAGGAGAATCGCGCCGAAATTATTGAGGCTGTAGACGTCGGGCACACGGTCGATCGCCGCGTCGGCGCCGATGTTGCGCGGCGTGCCGTAAGTGTTTGGCGGACCATCGTTGTAGAGCAAATCGCCATAGCCGCCCTCAGTCGGCGGCGTCGGCGGAATCATGCCATTGGCCGGCGTGATGTCGAGAAGCGCGCCGCCGACATCGATATAAAGGTTCGATTCGCACAAATATGCGGTGTGGTAGATCTCACTTAGATCATACCAGCCATGGATCGCCTTACAGCGTGAGGCGAAGGTGTAATTGTACTTCGCCTGGCCGCCGATGGGCGAAAGCCGCCCCTCCGTCCAGCGCACCATGTTGACCGCGGAATAATTGGTCGAGCTCATCTGCTTCGTCGCGGTGGCGACGACGCCAGGTGGAATCGAGAGCGGTTTGAACTGCGTGCTCATAGATACCGAATTATGAAGTTAATTCCGACATAGGGCGGCAGGTTGTTGTGCGCCGCGCCGCCGCCAGCGTTCTGCGTGGTTGAAAGGCCAGTGCCGCTGGCGTTGACCGTCACCCCTGGTTGTTGCGTGTCGGTATTGCCGCCGAGATTGCCGGCAGTATCGGTGTTGCCGCCGAGATCGCCAGCCGTGCTGGTGTTCCCCATTTGAAGATTGCCTGGCGCTCCGCCCTGGATCGCCCCTCCCGATGCTGTGAGACCAACAGCAACGCCGCTATGAGCGTGAGCCCCGGTATGGATGGCGTGCGCATGCGCCCCGGTCGCGATGGCGTGCGCATGCGCGCCTTGCGACGCGCCGTGCGTGTGGGCGACGTCGATAATTGGGTGCGGATGAGGCGCGAGCTCGGCCGTCGTAAGAACATGCGTCGCCTCGCCGCCACTCGCGCCAAGCGCCAGGCCGGCCCCTGCGCCGATGGGGAAATTGAGTTGTAGATTCGGCAGGTTGAAGTTTGGCCCTGAGCCGCCGTAGGTGTAGCCGATCGCCGCGTAGAGCGCCGCATAAGTCGTAGTAGAGAGCGACGAACCGTCGCAGATCAGCCAGTTCGCCGGCGGCGTCGCGGTGAACCAGAGCGCGCCCGAGCCGATCGGATTGATGCCCTGCTGATTGGCGAAGACAAGGGCGTCGATCTCGTCGAGATCGTTGTTGAGAAAGCCACCCCAAGTCGCCGCCGAGCCCGTGATTTCCGGCTTCGTCCAACTATAGTTTTTTGTTAATGTCTCAACCACGCGCCTGTCTCCCCACGATTGTCTCGAGATCCGTCAGCCGCGCGTCGATGTCCTGCACCTGGGCGTTGACTTCGTGGATGTCGGGCGGCGGCGACTCTTCGATCGGCGGCGTAGGAATCGCGGGCGGTGGATTAGGCTCATTGCCCTCGTCGAGCCAGGCCAGATAGCCCTGGTAGTCGCGGTTGTCGGGGTCAAACGGCACGAACGCGCCATCCTCGTCGCGCTGGATCATGCCGTCGTGGACTTGGTTCTGCATGGCATCCCAGACTTGCGTATAGGTCATGGTCAAAGCTCCGCGCTCATAACCACTGTAGCAGCATAGCTCGCGGTTCCAGTTGCTGTTGCTGTGGCTATAATACCTACACTACCAGTTGTTGGAGCATAGCCAACTGCTACGCCGCTTGCATTAGCATAAGAAGCCCCGGAAAACGTAATTGTAGGTGCAATCCGCATCGATGAGTATGAGACAGTTGAACCAACATTATTACCGGCTAATGCATATGCATTAGCGTAAACTGCTATGTCGTTCCTGTAATACCTCTGGCAATCGGCCAAACACTTGGCCAGCGACTGCCGATTGTAGGGCGTTGCCACAGAGCCAATCTCGAGCTTGACGCCGGTCACATAGAAGGTCGCGGCGTTGACGGCGACGATGCTCTGCGCGCCGATCGCGCCCAAATAATTTGCCGACGCCCATGCGCCAGAGGGTCCGCGAGAAGTCGAACCAGATCCAAGATCGAAGATCGCATGAACCGAAGCGGCGTTGCCGCTAGAGACCCATGTCCCAGTAGCGTCGCCGGGAATAGTAATGGTAATTTTCGTCCAGGTGTTCGCGGCCGAAACCGAATATATGAAAGGGTATGAACGTGTGGCGGCAGCGTTGCGAATTGCGCCGCTGAAAGTTCCCGCCAGTGAACAATTAACCCAGAACGAAAGTGTAACTGGCTGCGCATTTGCCGTTCCCCAAGCGAAATCACCGACCATGTCGGCTTCAATAAATTGCGTAAATACAAAATAGTCGGCTGGTATAGACGCATATGCCGAGGACGATATGAAACTGAGGCAATAAAGAAAGCCAAACGCCGCTGTGTTGGTAGGAACTCGCTGCCACGTTCCCTTCACCAAGCTCCCTAAATACTGCCACCGATCAACCGTATATCCATTCGCCGTCCCGCTCGCGCCGTTCCATCTTTGGTCTATACGCATATCTCCATTGATAATTCTGTTGTCATTCATCGCCGGGACGAACCCGGCCAGCGGCACGTAAGCGATGGAGAGGCCGCTCGCGGCCCACTTCGTCCCGTCCCAAACCCAAGTCACGCCCGCAGCGGTGAACTGCTGACCGACGGTGGGGCTGGCGGGGAAGTCAATCATATCAGACTTGCGTAGTGGTCATGGTTAAAGCTCCGCGCTAGAAAGCATATTGAAGTTTGCGTTCCATGCGCCAACAGCAGTCACTGATAGAAATGTTTGAACAACATTACTACTAGAAGGAGCAAGAGTTAATGCCGACGCATTACCATACGAAAGATTACTTGTTGTAACAGTAGGCTGTGCGCGCATTTGTGGAGAGAGCGGGATCGCCGCAGTTGTAATAGGACCAGTTACTTGCGAGTTTCCACCTAGTTGCATTGATGCTAATACCTGATAATACCTCTGGCAATCGGCCAAACACTTGGCCAGCGACTGCCGGTTGTAGGGCGTTGCGACGCTGCCGATCTCTAACTTGACGCCGGTCAGATAGAAAGTCGCGCCGTTGGTGGCGACGACGCTCACCGCGCCGGTCGCGCCGACATAGTTGCCGGTCGCCCACGCCCCAGCAGGGGCGCGGAAATTTGCTCCACTGCCCAAATCGAAGATCGCATACAGCCCAACGCCGTTGCCGCTCAACGTCCATGTGCCGCCCGTATCGCCGGGGATGATGACGACGATCCTAGTCCATGTGTTCGCAACCGGAATGGAAAAGCTGAATGGATAACCTCTATTCGCCGCACCGTTTTCTAGACAGCCGCTAAATGTGCCTGTCAGGCTGGAATAAACCCAAAACGACAATGTGACCGGCTGCGCTCCGCTCGTTCCCCAAGCGAAATCGCTAATCATGTCGGCTTCGATCCGTTGTTGGAAATAAAAGTTATCAGTCGCCAGCGAAGCGTAAGCCGACGACGATGCAAAGCCGAGACAATAGGGAAACCCGGCAGGCCCCGGCACACCAGACCCGCTACTATTACGAGCCCAATTTCCCTTGCTTGCTTGTGTCGCGCCGTAAAACCAACGATCAATCGTGTAGACGTTGTTCGCCGCGCCGCTCGCGCCGTTGTTGCGCTGATCGATCCGCATGTCGCCGTTGATGAGCCTGTTGTCGCCCATCGGGATAAGCACGGTCGAAATCGTGCCGTCCGCCGCCGCCTTGATCGACGTCCCATCGACCTTGACCGAGCCCAATACCGTCGTCGACGCGGGCGGCGGAAGGCTGGCGGCGTTGGTCGTCGGAACCCATTGGATCGTATTGGGATCCTGATAACGGAGGTACATCTGACCCCCGACAGAATCCCACCACAGCGCCCCTACGGTGGGGCTCGCCGGCGCCGTGTCGCTGATGGTGACCGTCGATCCGCCAGCCGCAGGCGTCGTCCAGGACAAAAGGCCCGAGCCATTGGTCGTGAGCACCTGGCCAGCCGAGCCGCCGGGAAGATAGAAATTGCCGAGGCTGTTGACGGCGAAAAGCCCATTGACCGCCAGGCCGCCATTGACAGTGATGCCGGTCCCGTTGAACACGGTCGAACCGTCCGCCCGCGCGATGGTCAGCCAATTGCCGAGAAACCCGCCGGTCGTGCTGTAGGCCGACAAGTTGAAATTCGCCCCGGCGTTATTTGCCCCTTCAGCCGTTCCGTCGCCCAGCGCTAACTGCCAGCGCGTGACATTGGCGGCCATGCTCAAGATGGCGCGCTGATTGCCGCCAGTCACCGGCGCGTTGAGCACCAGTGAATTGCTCCCCTGAACGGTGAGCACCTGGTTGACCGTCAAGCTGCCCGTGACTGTGCCGCCCGAGAGCGGCAGATAAGGCCCGCCGGTAACCGGCGTGACCCAGGACAAATTGCCGTTGCCATCGGTCGCCGGCACCTGGCCTGCAGAGCCGCCGCCGATCTCTAATTGAGCAACCGTGGGCAACGAACAAACAGCATTTCCGGCGAATAAGAGCGCGCCCGAGGTGACCGCGCCGCCCGCGCCCAGGTTGGTCGGTCCAGAAAAAGTGCCACCGCTGGCCGGAACAACTACGTTCCAAGCTCCTGAAGTCCGCCCATAAGTCTGACCATCTGACGGCGCTTCCTCGACGCCCGCCCCATGCGCCTCGAGATATTCGAGAGTCACCGCCTCCATCGGCTCGACCGGATCGCGCGCCAGGTAGACCGGACCCGCGAAAGTGGCTGAGAGATCAGCGCCAGAGATCTGCAGCGCAGCGTCGAGCACAGCGCCCTTGCCGTCGAGATGATTGATCTGAAAATTCGGCGGACTCGAGCCATCGTTGAGGCTCACCTGCCAATAGAGCGAGCTCACCGTCGCCGGCACGCCGGTGATAACGATGCCATCGACGATCGAAGGCCCGCTCGGCGCGGCGCAAGCCTCCGTGTCGCTCCATTCGTTCGACGGCGGCAGCGGGTTAGGCGTCCATGTCGGCGGCGGTTGAGGCGGAGATGGAATCCACTGATCGTTCATCAGCCGAAACTCCTGACCCTCGTGCGCGTGAGTCTCGAGCCGCTCGCCTTGGAGAGGTTGTGTTCGTTGTTGAGCTTCTGAATCGTGTCTTCGGTGAGTTGTTTCGCCCCCGCCGCCTGGCCCTCTTCACCGATCGCATGCAGATAGGCGTGCATCAGCGCCGCGGAGAGGTAGAGCGACGGGTATTTTGTATAAATCCAGCTTGGTATCGTGTCCGAAAAGATCGGCACTTCTTGGAAATAATAGAGCTGAAACGCGCGCCCTTCCGTCTCGTCCGGCGTGCCGCCAAAGAACAGCGTTCGCCCTTCGACTGTGTAATGGTTGCACGACCATTTGTCTGGCAGCTTGAAGAATTCGTCCCTCGCTTTGTAGCGAATCGGCTTCCAGCCGCCTGGCACTTGCTCGCTCGCCATCAAGACCAGATCGCTCTCCAGCCAATCGTCGGGCAACGTCGAACAGCGGCAAGTAACGGTGTTTTCCGCCATCCCGATCATCCGCGAAATTCGGAGTTCCTGGTTGAACTTTTGATTGGCCATAAGAACGAACGAGCCAACGAGATTCTGCGACCAATCCTGGCGGTTGCACCATTCCGCGATCTGCGCACAAAAGTCGGAATAGTCGCTCACATGCGCCCCATAGCCCAGAGGATGATCACGACGATCAGAACGAGGACGACCAGGCCATTGACGCTATGGCCAAACCCGTAGCCAGGTTGCCACGGCGCTCCGAGATACGGCCCGCCAACGCCGCCGGCGAGCACAACAATCAGGATGATGACAAGAACGAGGGCAATCGGGCTCATGGCGGCGGCCCATCCTTCTTGCTGAACCAGTACCCCATAATGATCGCAGTGCCGCCGGGAATTGTGATCAGCATTCGGTCGACCAGTTTCTGGTTGTGAATAATCTCCGTGCCCATCAGCACCATCGCAGTCATTGCTCCGATCGCCCAAATCACAGTGATGATGAAATCTGGCCGCCAGTTTTTCATGCGAATCCGTTACGCGCGCCGCGATTGTCGATGGTCATTGCCTGGTGCCGCGGAGTCCCCGCGCTCAAACCAAGGTGAACCCATTGATTGTATTCGTGAATTAGCTGGTCGATTCCAAGCGCCTTCATGTGCGGCT